CCCGTTTTTACTATAGCACCAATTGCTGCAGGAGCTTGGATTAATGTGTTCTTTAAACCTTTACCCTGTGTTTTGGTTTTCCGTTTTCGAAAACCCCTTTTTGCTCTTTTCTTAGCCTTACTGTAGTTTTTACGACTTTGCTGCTGTCTGGACATAGCATCCAGTCGTTTTTGAAGAGTCGCAACCCGCTTATTCAAACGAGCCATCTTCTTTTTCTTATTTTTGCTCTGTTTCTTATTCTTCATTTTGATTGTTAAACACCCACCAGCTGGGCTGGTGGATGTTTTCATAGGGGTTCCGAGAGTTAGCCCAAGTCAAGGAACCCCGCGGGTGTTTGGTGTGAGATTAGGACTCTTTTCAGACAGTCCCAAGTCCCCCTGACGCCCACCTCAGGGAGTGAGACCTTTTAAGGACTTGTCTAGGTCCATGTCGCCCTACAATACGTCTTCTTTCCTTATCATAATATCAACATAGTCACTACTGACTATGCAGGGAAGACCATAAAGTTCCAGGGCTTCATCAATTTGCTCTCCAAATATCTTCTCATCCTCAGCGGTCAAGCTATAAGCGTCATGGAAATCTTCCCACGTTTCTTCGGTTGGTTCCAATATACGCGTCCCTCGAATTATATGCTTCCACGAATCGGCAAACACTTCTTTTATATGTGCATACCTCGGAATCTTCATCTTGGACAAAACATCCTTATAGTCCAAGAACGGGCTATCTATAACTGTGGAAGTCCAGTTGTAAACTTTCTGGACATACAAACGAAGGAACGGGACATGATTGGAAGTAGGTAGCAGAGAAACCATTGTAGCATTCAGAACTTCCATCCACTGCTTGTAAGTTCTGATGGTTTGTTTTTGTAAAAACCAACCCATACGTGTTATAACACGTCCAGGTTTTTTCCCGATTGCAACTTCGTTTCCCACCCGGTAAAATTTACTGGATAAAAACTCAGTCGCAGCTAGTTTCTCAGTAACTAGGATTTTAATGACGAACCCTAGCTTGGTCATGTACTCTGTTAAATCTTCTTCAAACGCTTTTAATGATCCATGAATTTCCTTCAATTTATCTTTATGGATGACTGAAAAATTATCATCTCCCAGGACTATTATACGCACCCATGTATCCTTAACTGTTTTAACATTATACAACTTGTAGTTCGGTCCACTCTTCTCGTATGATTCAAGGGATTTCAATACAATATACCCCCTGGTCACAAAGAAATCAAGGAGTGTTGACCCTGTATTCTCTGAATTCCCAGAAGATGTGTCATGGTCCCCTGACATTCTAATCATTGCTTTAAACTTACCCACAGCTGAATACATGTAATTAACCAGCTTAGACTTAAGGATGAGGAAGGCGTCCTTAATACCCGATTTAAGAAAGCCAGCTCGACAATACTGACGATGCTGACGCTCGGATACACGCAGACCCTGGGTCAGATCATACTTCGAAAAATCTGTGCCCACAAAAACTAGATCATCCATTGGTCCTATTGTTTCATTGGTGATCCTCATCCACTCAGTAAAATCTTCAGCCTGAGCTCCATTACAGTACCAAATCGTCTGGGCTGCATTCCATGTAAATGCCAATGCCTTAGACCAAACATAAAACCAGAAACCACAGAGAGCCTTGGATAAAAAGGAGACTCCCGATATTATTCTAGGTTTCCCTGGTATAAAATCAGTTAACTTCTTAATGAGTGTTTGTTTTTCTCGTTTTACGAATATATTATAACACAGCTG